CTGCCTTCAAGGTCCGCAATATCACGCTCTGGCAGGACAATGCGTTCAATGCCTCTGAATTGAAGCTGGATGGCGTCGGCACGATCAAGCCCGCCAATGCCGTTGCTGCTGCCGATGCCGTGTTCATGCGCCTAGCGCGCTGGGGATCATTCAAGGGAACGTCGATCGTTCGTCCTGGCGGTGCGCGATAATGGCGACCGTCTATGAGAATTTCGCGAGCGCGGTGACGACGCTCTATGCAGGCCCGCTGGGCGGCAGTTTCATTCTCCGTCGCACCAGCGGCGGCGGCTATGATGCCAATGGCGATATTGTCCCTGTCACCACTCGCGACCTTCGTGTTCGCGGCGTCGTAAGGGACAAGGAGTTCTGGAACGCCGGGGCGCTGCTAGGCGTCCGCACCGTCGCCATGCTGGACAATAGGCATGAGCCATTCCCAGACGATGTGCTGATTGTCGGCCAGACCAGCTACACCATTGATACCGTGAAGGCTGTTGCTCCCAATGGCGTCACGGTCATCCGATACGAAGCGGTGTTGAAGTAATGGCGCGCGCCGGTATCACGAACATGGGTGAAATCGCCAAGAGTCTCGCGGACGCGAAGCGCAAAGCCATTGCTCACGCGGAGCGAGTGAACCGCGATTTGGCCAACGCCGTCCTGCAAGGGGTCGTAGAGGGCACACCCGAAGATACGAGCGTCACAGTCGGCGATTGGCAGGTGGGCGTTAATACCGTCCCGCAGGGCACGCTTGATAGTCCCGATCCCGGCGGCGCAGGCGCGCTCGCACGGGGCCAATCTCAGATTGCGACCGCCAAGCTGGGCGGCACGATCAACATCGTCAACAACCAGCCGCACGTCGATGGCTTGAACGCAGGCGACGCCGTGACCAAACCCGCAGGCTGGGTTGAGCGCAGCATTGATGCTGCGAAGGCAGGGCTTCGCTAATGGGCCATTCCACCGACATCGACATTCTCCGCAAGCGCATGATCGCGCTATGGACTGACAAGTCCGCTCCCCTGATCCATGACAATGCGAAGGCCGGAACCGCGCCCCTGCCGAAATTCGTTCGCTTCGCTGTCCGCCCCGGCACCGAGACGAAAAGCAATCTCGGCAGCGACCGTCATAGGGTGATCCGTGAAGGCCGCGTGTGGGTGCATGTCGCTATTCCCATCGGCGAAGCCGATGCGAACGCTTGGGCGCTGGTTGATAAGGTCGCGGCTGTCTTCGCGCATTGGACTGATCCTAATGGCGCGCTGCGCTGCGGGGCCATTACCACCGATGTCGTATCCAGCACCACCCACTACATGATTGCTGTGAAGGTCTTCTACCGAAGCAGTCGCATCGAGTCCTGACCCCATACCTCCGCATAAATAGGCGGAGGCCAACGCGGCCTAGAAAATAATAATAGGAGGCCGCCCGATGGCAATTAATCCATCAGATACCGAATTTGCGATTGTGAAAGAGACTGTTGCCGGGACAACGCCTGCAACTCCTGCCCTCGTCCGTCTGGAAACCATTGTCGGTTCCAACCTCAACGCTACTGCTGATCCAATCGTCAGCGCCACCCGACGCAAGGGGCGAACCAATGCCGGTCAGCGCCTCGTCAATCCGCGCGTAGAAGGCACCCTAAACACCGAATTCACTGCCGATGATGCGGCGACCGACCTGCTTCTGGAAAGCGCCTTCTCTGGCACTTTCGATGAGGACGGCTTGCTCAAGGCTGGCACGACCGAGACGGACCTGACTGTCGAACGTAAGTGGATCGACGGCACAACCAATATGTTCACGCGCTACTTCGGCTGTCAGGTTTCGGAATTTGCTCTGACCGCTGAGTTCGGCGGCATCGTGACTGCCGACTTCACAGTCCTTGGCCGTGGCCGCGCTACTCCATCGAACAATGCCATCGCTGGCGCGACCTATGCAGACGCCAGCACTGCGCCCAAGTTCGCTGGTCCTGACGTAAAGAACATCGCCATTGGCGGTCTGGGCGAGGTCGATTATTCGACCCTGAACCTGACCGTGACGCAGGATCGTGCGACGCAGGGCAAGCTAGGTTCGGCGTTTGCGCGTGGTATCGGAACCGCTGGCAAGACAATCGAACTGGTCGCCCTGCTCTACCGCAAGGACTTCGGCCCAGAGAATCTCATCCAGAATGGCATCGAGAACCCAGCCGTCAGCATCACGTTCGACGTGGAGTTCAACGGCGCTGGCTACAGGTTCATCATTCCAGCCGCACAGCCTAGCTTCCCTGAGGATAGCGAAGATGGCGCGAACCAGATGGTCAGCGTGACCTTCTCGCCGCTGGGCGATGCCGTTTCGGGCACTGATATCATGATTCAGAAGCTGCCTCTCGCCTAATAAGTCAGAACTGCTTCTGCGGGGCGGTGGTTATCAGGTTCCACCGCCCCAACCCATGACTGAGCCTCAGCATAAATACTGAGCAGCAGGACGCTGCATGGTAAAAACCTGAGGTGTTACATGGAATTTGATTTTGACCTTCCCAGCGTGTCTGACGATGAAGTCCGCGAGATTGAAGTCGTCAAGGACGGCAAGTGCTATGGCGTTTTCCACGTCAAGCATCAGTTCGTAAATTCGCCCAAGTGGCTGCTGGAATGGCGTCGAGCTACTGCCAAACTGAGCAAGCGTGAACGCGAGCGCATCGATAGCCCACAGACAGAGGCCGACATTCTTCTGCGCCGTAGCGTCGTGATCCGCATGTTCGTGGAGAACTACGTCACTAAGAGTGCTGGCATCCCGGTAAAGGGTGATGGTCAGTGGAAGCACACCGCTTCTAACCTCATCGCCTATCTGTCCGACCAGCGCGCATACTGGATTTTTCAGGAGTTGGACGAGTTCAGTTCCGAAGAGAGCAACTTCCAGACGGAAGCTCTTGAGGACGCCCAAAAAAACTGACGGACTATCTACGCTGGCAGCTTTCTCCCGATTTCGCCCGCATGGTGCGATTGGAGAAAGAGGCCAGCGCCGCCATTAAGGCTGGTCGCTTTGAGCATTCTTCCGTTATCGAGCTGGCTGAGGCTCAGTCCCAACAGCCTCCCCTCCCCCAGCATTGTGAGTTCTACTGGAACGCCTTCCTCGCCATCGGAACAATGCGCGATGTCGGTCTTGCTGCCAGTAAGCTGCGCTGGGACGACACTATGAAGTATGCCGACAGATATGGACTCACGTTGCATGAGTCAGAAGTTCTCTGGGCAATCATTCGCGCAATGGACGCAGTAGTTCTATCAGAGGTCAAGGACGACAAGTCCAAGGCCAGCTAGTGCCCCCGATAAATAAGCAGACCCCAATAGCGCGGAGCCTGCTTATTCGATGTCTGACACAACCATCCGCATCACTATCGACGCAACTGGCGCTCAACGTGGTGGCTCACAGGCTGAGCGCGCACTTGATCGAGTAGGAAATTCCAGCCGTCGCCTCAATGGTGCGCTTGGTTCGACCACCATCGGCATTACGACATTCAGTCGCAGCCTAGCCGGTATCAAGGGCGCTGGCGCTGCCGCGATCCTTGCAGGCATTACGCATAAATTCGCCGAAATGGCCGACGCTTCCGCAAGCATGGAAGCGAAGCTGCGTCTCGCGACCCGTGGTTTTGCGGACTTCGGACAGGCTCAGGAAGACGTTCGCAGGATTGCGGCCTCCACTCGTAGTGAGTTGACCTCGACCGCCACGCTCTACGGCAAGCTGATGGTGAGCGGTAAGGGTCTGGATGCTTCGCAGCAGCAGATTGCCCGCGCGACGGAAACCGTCACCAAGTCCCTTAAGATCAGCGGTGCAACCGCAGGTGAAACGGCATCGACCGTTCTCCAGCTTGGTCAGGCATTGTCGTCTGGCAAGCTGAACGGCGATGAGTTCCGCTCCCTTGCTGAGAACAGCCCACGCCTGATGAAGCTGCTCGCGGACAGCATGAATGTCCCCGTCGGCGCGCTTAAGAAAATGGCCAGCGAAGGCGAACTGACCGCTGACAAGCTGTTCCGCGCCTTCACCGACACGCGCTTCACTGCTGCGCTGGACGAAGAATTCAAGCGGATGCCGAAGACATTTGGCGATGCGTTCACAGCCCTGACAAACATCGCGACAGTGACCTTTGGCGCGTTCGATCAGGGCGGTGGTTTCAGTCAGGCACTCTATAATTTCGCCGATCAGGGCAATGCCAATATGCGCTCCATCGCGGATGCCGCTGGCGATGCCGGTGCGGAAATCCGCGATAGTTTCGAGGGGCTGGTCGGCGCGTTCAAGCCCCTCGAAAATGAGGGCATCAATGCCGCCGATCTAATCTCTGCGCGCTGGCAGGGTCTTCGCAATGAGATTGCGGGCGTCCTCGGCATGATCGATGACGTGCGTAACTTCGGACGCGGCTATAGCCTGCTAGGCGGCAAAGACAGCGGTGCGGTGATCGAACTGGATGCGCTGCCCACCAACAAATCCGCCCCCAGCGACTATCGCGGTCGTTTCCTTCGCAGTGCTGCCCAATCTCATCGTGATCGTGCCCGCGCCAAGCTGGAACGTGCCTACCGCGAGCGCACGGGCGACAATGTGCCCAAGGATTGGAACGACCAGCGCCTGATGGACGAGTCTCGCAGGCTAGGTCCACCACCTCCGAAGAAGACAGGCGGCAGCGGTAACTTGCGACCAGCCGCAGGCACTCCGACCGAAAAGAAGGGCGCAGGTAAAAAGACCGATGCAGAGCGCGAGGCCGAACGCGCGGCGAAGGCCGCAGTGCGGCAGCAGAAGGCTGCTGAGGAATTCTGGGCGGTCATGGAGGAGAACAGAAAGATCGCCGCGCTCATGCCGATCGAGGCTGAGAAATATACCGCGCAGATGGACCTCCAGCGTGTCGGCGGCAAGGAACTGACCACGACCGAGAAGGAACGACTGTCCACCC